CAGTGTCAAGGAACACATAGTCGACGTAGAGGGAAGCAGCAACAAGAGATTGATTGTAGGCAATAGTAGCAGGAACAGGACGTCCAACAGAGTATTGACCAGCAGAACCAGAGTAAGGGTTGGTGTTGCAGTTAAGGGTGGTGACAGCCCAGAGACACTCATCAATAGGTCTGATATCAAGGTTGATCTTGACTTCGTGGTATTGGAGAGCAATAAGGGGAAGAGCAAGACCGGGGTTGGTGCAGAACCAAAATTGGAGAGGAACGTAAAGGGTGGTCTCAGGAAGAGCGTTTCTGGGAGCACAAACTTGACGAGGAGCTTGGGAATCACAAGGAGACTCAACATCAGAGAATGAAGGATCAGTGATGAAGGTAAGTTGGGTGGTGTTACCAATCATCTTGAAGTATCCACGTTGTTGCTCAGAAGTCATTGTAAGTTGGTTCCAGATGTGCATCCAATCACCATATTGACGGTCAATTCTTTGGCCACCAATTTCGACTTCAACTTGAGCGATGAGTTGCTCACCAGGGAAGTCCAACCAACGGGCATAGACACCAGTGTTTTGGCCAGTGCTGTAGTTTCCGAGACCCATAAGTTGGTTGATCTCGGGGAGAGTAACTTGGAGATAAGTGCGGTAAGCAAGATCACCATTTCTGCTGATCACACATTGGACTCTGCGTCCAAAATCGGCTTGACCGTTGAAAGTTTGTTCAATAGATTCAATTGCAAAGTTAGTATATCTGCGATAAGTAACTTTCCAAAAAGTAATTTGAGGATTACCAGTAAGGTAAACGTCTTGAGCCCCATAGGCCACTAATTGCATTAATCCACCACCCATTTTATATTATTGCTAAAGAAAAAAAAATTTTGATTTTAAATTTAATTCAATTTATTTTCATAAAATTAAATTCACAAAATATTTAATTTTATTTTATTATCCGATTACTTTATTTAAATCTAAGTTGGTGTTCATAAATTTTAATAAATAATCATCATCAAGCACTTCTTTTTTATTTTCATAATTCTTTGTAAAAACATACGAGTTATTTCTTTTTTTAACATTCCATCCTTGCTCGATAGCATTGTATAGAATTATCATTTTTTGAAATTTTATAGCGTCCACTTTTAAATTGGTAGTTTCTAAATCTTTTAAAGCATCTAAATTTATTTTAATATCCATTACATAAAAAAAAGAAAAGTATTCAGATTTTTTAACTTGTAATAACCATTATACATTCTTACCTTCTTCTGTAAAAGCTAGAATAATGTTTATCTTCACATTCTAAAGTTGTTAAATCTGTTCTCACTATATTCCCTTCTCCATCCGAATAATATATATTATCCAATTTATACCCTTTTTTGTGTGGTATTTTTTTCATAATTTCTATACAATTGCCACATGGTTTGCTAGATTGAAGTTTATTTTTTTTTGAAACTCTTATCACTAATAAATTTATACGTTCTAACCTTTTTCTAATCTTTAAAGGCTTTAATTTTGATAATGCGTCTTCCTCTGCGTGTATTCCTGGAACATTACCATCATCATCGCCCATTTGATTCACACCAAAACTTAATATTCTGGCTGTCTTAAGGTTAGCGATCTTTCCCTTTTATTATACATGCCGCGTGATTATAATGTCCACACAAGCAGTCAGATACGTTTTTTTCACCATTCTCATATGATTCAATATTAGAACCAACAGGCAAACAAAATCGCTTTATAAACATAGTATCGAGTAATCTGTTCATTTTTTATTAATATAAATAATATATTAATTTATATTAATTTCAATTTTATTTTATATTGTCTTCAATTTAATTAATATATTTTTACTTTATTATTAATTAAATAAATAATCTTAAACTAAATTAAAGAGGTAATGCCTAGTTTTAAACCTAAAACTAATAAAAAATTTAAATATAATAAAAAAACTTCGGTTACACTTGATACAAAACACAAAGAATTTTTAAATGAATTTTCAAAAAATGATACAGATAGAATTCCAGAATTAAAATTTGAGAGACAACAATTGAAACAAAAACTAACAAATGAAAATAATACACTGACGGTTGAACAACGATTAGATATTACAGACCAAATAAATGAAATTACAGACCAAATTAAAAGTATTAATTTGAAAAAAAAATTATATTTTTTGGACAATTCAAAATTTGTATTTGATTATTTTGAAAATAAAAAAAACATTTCTATAGGAAATTCTACATCTAGTGATTCTAATAAAAATAAATTGGTAAATTCGTTTTTTAAAATTAAACAAGAAGAAAATACCGATATAAAAACACAAAGTAACAACAATAATATTGTTCAAAAGTATCTTAGTAATATTGATGATTCTTTTTTAGATATTAACGCGTTTGTTTGTCAGACTGATATTTGTAAAATATGTCAAAAAGGTGAGTTGATACCTCTAGAAGACGAGGGAATTATGGTGTGTAACAATTGTTATAGAAGTATTCCTTATCTTATTGAAAATGAAAAGCCATCTTACAAAGAACCACCTAAAGAAGTATGTTTTTATGCTTATAAAAGAATAAACCATTTTAAAGAAATTTTGGCTCAATTTCAAGGCAAAGAAACTACCCAAATTCCACCAGATGTTATTGAAAATATTAAGTTACAAATAAAAAAAGAGAGAATTGAATTAAGTCAAATTACTAATTTTAAAACTAAAGAAATACTTAAAAAATTAGGATATAATAAATTTTATGAACATATACCATTCATTAAAGATAAATTAGGTATTAAACCGCCTATTATGTCTCCTGAATTAGAAGAAACATTATGTAATCTTTTTGTCGAACTTCAATCGCCTTATTCTAAATATTGTCCAGATGACAGAGTTAATTTTTTAAATTATTATTATACCGCATATAAACTGTGTGAGCTTTTAGGAGAAACTACATATTTAGAACATTTCCCTATGCTTAAAGATAGAGAGAAACGAATAGACCAAGATGCGATATGGTGTAAAATATGCGGAGAGCTTAATTGGGAATTTATTCCAACTATATAAACTTATTTTGGTCTATATGGGAATAATTCTAACATATTGGTGTTATTAATGGATTGATTCGGTTCATTACAATTTGAACCCACACCAGTTCCATATTTAGTTCCACCTCTTAACTTTCGTGATTTGCGTGTTTTCTTGCCATTGCGTTTTTTCACGGTTTTACGTTTTTTCAATGTTTTACGCCCCTTTCTTCCTCTTTTTTTACCTCCTAACGAACCGATTGAGTCTCCTTCTCTCGTTGTATTGCCTGAAACATTAGAATCGGCATTTTCAACATCAAAATCTGATAAATGTAACGAACCTTGCGATTCAAAACTATCATCATCTCCTAAACTAAAGTTCATCATGTTGTTATTAGTATTATTGTTAGGAGCAATGCCTGACATACTATCTCTAGTGGTTTCCATTGAATCATTCAAATTAATGCTATTATTTAAATCTAATTCGTGTTCATCGTCATCCACATGTGAAATACCAGACATGTTTAAATCATCGTTTTCTTGACTCATGTTTCCATTGCTATTATTCAAGTCGGATAAATGTAATGAATTATTTACACTTTCATCATCTACACCTCCGCGCATTTTTCGACTTCCTTTTTTGTTTTTTCGGTGTCTTTTATGACTAACTTTTACCATAATATATTACAAGTATATTTAAATATATTATGTCTGATAATTTAAGATTTTGGTAGGATATCTGTTTTAAAATCCACCAGGGAATCTCACCAAATTGGCACCGATACCGAAACCAGCTCCGCTGCGGGCAGTTACACCCATAGAGGGAACATATGTATCAAGAATGCTAAAAGTGGCAGCAGCAGTTAAAGCAATCAATACAATTTCCTCAATATTCAAGGAACGTTTAGGAATAGCATAAGCAGCAATAGCTACCATTAAACCTTCAACAAGATACTTAATAATTCTCTTGACAAGTTCTCCAACGTTAATTAAACCGTTCATTTATATTAAATAAAAAGAAAAAAATATATATATTGCGATAAAAAACTTAAAATTAAATACATTGAATAATTAAAATGGAACGTTCTAAAGATAAGAATTCAAAAAAACATAGTTTTGAGAGAAAACAAGTTAATGGAAATAATAATCCTAAATATGTAGATTTGTTAGAAGAAGATAAGCCTATAGCTGGACAAAAATTCGTATGTGTGTCTTTTGTTTCTCCTGAAAAAATCTTAAAGGAAAAAGCTATATTCTTTTTTGAAGAATTCCTAAAGAAATGGGATTTAAATAAATCTATGGAAAAATTTGTTCAATTCCTAAATTTCGTTTCTTATAAATATAATATTTCATTCGACGATGTATCGAATGATTTCAAGGATTTTGTTAAGGAAGAAAAGGAAACCATTTCAAAGAGTAGCATGGAGGATGATTATAAAACTTTTATTGACAACAATGAGGAAGAGCTTGAAAAGAATTTTAATAGAATTCATAATTTCCAAACATCCACAAGAGGATTGAAGATACGTGGTTCATATCCAACACTCGAAGAAGCTGAATTAAGATGTAAAATGTTGAGAGAAATTGACCCTAATCATGACATTATGGTTGGACCTGTTGGTTTGTGGATGCCTTGGGAACCTGAAGCTTACAAAACTGGACGTGTTGAATATATGGAGGAAGAGTTGAACCAATTGATGCATGAAAAGCAAAAGAATGAAACGAATGCTAAGAATGCTTTTGAACAACGTGTCAAGGAAACAAAACAAAAGGCGATTGAAGACAACATCAAGAGTGCTGAAAAATCTGGCAATACATTGACCCAAACAATTGATGAACAAGGCAATTTGATTGGCATTAATAATGCTAACAGCCAAGAGGCTGCTTTGAAAGAGCAAGACCATATTTCTACTGCTGACATTTGTATGGAGTTGTTCGAGGGTGAAAATATTGTTGTTGGAAAGAGTGATTATGGACAAAGTGAATTGGTAAGCGGTCCTTTTGCTAATAAAAAATAAGTAGGTTAAAAATAAACACATACATTGATATATTATATTAATTAAATCTTTAATTTATATAATACCATAATAGTAATCATTAATTATATTTTTATTTTTATTTTTATTTTTGACGTGCTCTTCCAAATTGATAATCGGTTCTACCATTTATTCGCCTTTTTAACACTAATTTTAGGACCTGCACCGCGTTTCTTTACATTATTAGGGTCATATTTTGCTTCTTCGTCGTCGTCAGTCATTCCCTTGGATAATTCCCAAAATTCTTTTGACCCTAATCGGAAGTCATTATGATTATCAGCTTTATACCAAAACACTTGGTCATGTAATTTATTGGATTTAGAGTTATTGTTAATAACCAAACACTCATAATTTTCGGTACATTGGTCCATCACTTGGCAAAAGCTCTCAAAAGTTGGAAACATTCCAGCATAATTTTCATAAATACGCCTTCTATTCGCAATGTAATTTTCTCGAAGAATAAAAACATAATCTATGTTGGTTCTCAGTGTGGGAGGAATGCCGAGCGGATATTGCATTGTGATGACTAACATGACCTTCCAATGTCTCCCGTTCATGAATAGCAAGCGCATCATTTTATCGCGTGTCCACGTCGCATCATATAAGCAGTCATCTAAAATGACAAATGCGCGCGGATCGATAGTACTGCGTTTATATGTTTCCATTTCCTTTTTGATTTGTTTCAACACAGTACGCTGTCGTTTCAAGATGTTTTCAATAAT